TTTTTCTTTTTTTTGATTAGGATCGACGATCTTAATCAGTTCCCATTCTTCTAGAAGGTTGACGATAGTATTTCGACGCGCTTGGTCTTCTTCAGTGAATGTGTTATGCTTGCCATCGAGTATAAACAATTCTTTAAAATGAAGAATTGCATAGCGTCCTTTCTTGTGTAAGATGTGACAGGACTGAAATAGTTTCTTATCTTTACGAGATGAGATTCCAATCCTTGTGAGGGTCTCTTTAATTTTGAGGAAACTGTCTGGAGTCGGCAACTCGACTTCAACTCCTACTCCCCGAAAAATATCTTCGTTATTCATGATACATAGTCACCTTTATTATAGTAATTAGTGGTAATGACATAGAGCCATACAGACTTATTTATTTCTAAATCAATCTTAACCACCTGTTACTAATTTACTATGAACCTCCTTCATTTGCGCTTTACTAAGAGCTTTCAAATACATTTTAGCTACTGTGCGATTACATTGATAGACTTGTTGGATTGCATCAAGGTCTACACTTTTGTCAGCTTTAGGCCATTTCGAAAAACGCTTTCGTTTACGTAATACACTGCGATAGTAATCAAATTGAGCAGCAGCAAAAACACCATGCCGTTGGTTCATTTCATTAGCATGTAATATCGTATCTTCAAAATTAGCGAAGCCACGATTAATTATATATGCGTTATATTGCTTTTCAATAAGCTCGGGATTGTCTGCAGTACCTATGATATCTTCTTTAGTAAAAGAAGCAGCGTTCATAAAATCAAATGGATTGTAGTCACCCTTAGCCATTAGTCGTATGCCTCAATACAAAGAGATTCTTTCTCACTAAATTGATATCCCATTGCCTTCATAAAGCTTTCAAATACTTCAAGCATATCATCACGTGATAAGTCTTTTTGCATCACATCAATAGTAACACGAGTATTAACAGAAGAGCTATGTTCGTAAGGGTGGCATATCAACTGCATATACGGTTTATCCACAGCTGGGTTAGAGTCCAACATTTTTCACCTCTTCAATAGATTTCATTAGTTCATCAAAATCTTTACCGCACGATTCACACATCATTATTTTGAGTCGGCCATCAGCGGTATCGACATTAGCAGTAAATGCTTCTTTCTTTTTAAGCTTGTCGTGACAAAAGAAGCAGTCAGTGTCTTTAGAAAGGAAGTTAGTTATACTCACTTTCGATCATCACCTCGGTTAGGTAAGCAATCATGTTGATCTCTAGATCAGCGACAAAGTTTGCTTTGTACATATAGTCAGCAGTCGTTACACAGAACCCCGGAAGACTACGAAGCATGATCTTATCAGTTGCTGCATCATAGATTCGACGGAACATTTCATTCATATCTTGATCTGAGTTCTTAGCAACCCATTTACGCATTTCAGTAAAGTTCTTAGCTTTGAGTAAAGCAAAGAGTTCATCAATACTTTCTTGCTTAAGATTAACGAAGATACCTTCATCAATTTTGCCAGAAGCAGCATAGGATTGTAGCTCAGTCAGTACACGACGAAAGTCTGGAAAATGCTTTTCAATTACTTTAGCGACAACAGCTTTATCATAATCAACGTTTTCTTGTTGAAGGATAGCATTGACTCGCTTAAAGAATTGCATAGCAAGAGCAGGACGCTCGGTCTGTTCAATAGAAAAGTCTACTTCAGAAAGACGAGATCGCAGAGGAGAGATGATTCGATTTTTAAAGTTACAGGTGAATATGAATCCGCAGTTAGAAGAATATTCTTCTATAAAATTACGGAGGGCGGGCTGGACAGATGTAGCGTTGAGGTAGTCCGCCTCATCGAATATAACATATTTCCTACCACCTGAGAGGGAAACGGAGGAGGCAAACGTTGATATTTCGTATCTGAGGGTGTCAATATTGACGTTGAGGGAGCCATTTTTAACAACGTAATCACAGCCAAGCTCGTCAAGCATAGCTTTTGCGATTGTAGTCTTACCGACACCAGGGCCTCCGGTTAGTAATAGATTGGGTACGCTTTCATCAGCTACAAACTTTTGAAAGGTTTTTTTCATTTGGTCTGGAAGAATTGTATCTTCGATTAATCGTGGGCGATAGCGTTCCACCCATAGCACTTCGTTTGATTTTGCATCAATAGACATAGTTCACCAATAATCATAATATAAAAAAATTCGGAAAGGCGGGGACCTAGACGATCCCCCCTATTCTCGAGAAAGGTCAAGCTGGTAATTAACCTACCAGCTTGTCAGCTAAAGGACCTTGAGCAGGTACTTCAACACCAACTTCCTGCTCCGCTGCAGATTGATCCTGCTGTGGTGCATTCTGTTGGAGGTAACCTTCGATTTTATTTCGAAGCATACCAACACCTGCCATTTCGTTCCCTTGGAACCCGCCACGAGTTGATACAACATCGATCATCTGTAGTAGCGTGCTGAGATCACCAAGAGTAATGGAGATCGGTTCCTGTTGCTGTTGGCCGCCTTGGCCCATTTGTGGTTCGTTCATAACTATTTCATCCTTTGTTATAAGTCGACTTGGAATCAATTGCCACGTAATACGTGACGCCATTACCTTTAAACTCAGAGATACCCTTCGAACAAAGAGTAACCTGATAATCTAAAGGCATTAGTTTAAGGTTATCAGTTTTAATGATTACCTTGAATGTATCGTCAGTTTCACCAATTTCGACGCCAAAGTCATCTGCGCCGGCATTAGCACTGTCGATAGCTTTCAGATAGCACTTGCCGCTTTCGCCTACAAATGCGATCTCTGAAAATTGTAATACACCTGCTGCTTTAAGAACTGAAGAAAGATCATCGTGGGTAACGTTCACTACAAAGTCTTCAGACGGTATATTTATATCTTTTTCTGGAGGTGTATGGATCATACTTACATCTGCATAGACATATTTGGTACGACGCCTACCTTCAGCAATAGTAAAGTGTTTCTCACCAAACTCTACATCTGGATTATCGTAGAGGCTTAAAATTGATAGAAAGCGAGAGAGATCATAGACGCAAGCTTGAGATGGAATCACATCTGGTATTTGAGCAATTGCAATCAATGTTTTCTCAGGAGTAATTGTTTTCAAAGTATTACCTTCTTGCAACAAGATTGACTTGTTAATAGAAGTAAAGCTTTTGAGAACATTCAAAGTTTCACTTGAAAATTTCATAGTATAGAGTTTCTCCAATTGTTTTGTATACAGGGTATTATAACACAGCTAATTGTAATTGTCAACTGTTTTTCTTATAATTCTTTTTGCTAGAAGAAGCGTCAGCAGTTGCAGCAGCGCCTAGCTGGCCAAGTGATCCCATGTTCCCCTTAAATATGTAGGATCCCACGTGGTTCAGTTGCATCCAAGGACACATCCAAACTTTAAGACCAATAGCTCTAGCCTTCTTACAGAAAAAATAATCTTCAGACAAATACCGCTTGGACTCTTCATCGATAACACAGTCAAAGTAAGCAGTAATGTTTCGTGATCCGTCGAAATTATCAGTACGGACATGATCAGGCTTGTATTGAAGCTCAGGATAAGCATCCCGATACTTCTCTAAAGCATTGCGAGAAATAAGCATAAATCCAGTGCCAGCTTCTTGTACTTCAACTGGTTCAGATAATGCAAATTGTTTCGTTCCTTTTACAGGATTAAAGACGAAGTCAGATGTGAATGCTTCAAGTTCAAATGGATTTTCCTTTCCATATCCTTTCTTAGCAGCCATTGCTACCTTTTCCCAAGCAATCGTTTTCTTAGGATAAGGTCCACAAATGACGTCATAATTTTCTGGATCTTGTATTTGAATACCTAATAGAGTCAATGCATCCTTAGGATTAAACCCAATGTCAGCATCAATGAATAGCAAATGACTACAATCAGATCTCATAAACTCATCAACGACATAGTTACGTGCTCGTTGAACAAGACTTTCGTTAAACAAAAAGTAATACTTGAGTGGAATTTGGTGAGCTGCACATAACATGCTTAAGTCATTAGTCGACTTAGTAAACATGCCAGCACATTGACCACCATACATTGGTGTACCTACAAAGAGACTATGCTCACGTAAGTCGTCTGCTTTGATTTTAATTTTCATATTGTAATTTGCTCCAAATCATTCTCTGCTCTTACAATTGCTTGCATCCGCAGAACATCAGCTAAAATATCCCATGAACTATCGTGCGGTCTAAAGGTGTTATCCCAAGCTTGTTCATCAGCAACTGGGCAGAATCCATTCTTCTTTTGTTCAAAGTTAAATTTAGCATCAATATACGTACGAGTGTCACGTACGAGGTAGAACTTAAGATAACTATAGAGATGTTCTTTCTTACCTTGAGAATCAAATAGTCTAGTAAGAATGATTGGATCAAACGTATTACTACGAGACCACCAGTGCTTAACACCTGCATCTATAATATAGTTGTGGAAGTCTTTTACGAATTGCTCAACCGTAAGATCATTTGCATGAGGCTTGATTTTAGCTTTTACATTTTTAGGTTGTGATTGCCAGAACTCGATTACACTGGGCTCAACAGCCCATCCGTAATTCTTAACTTGATCTACCACAGAAAGCTTAAATGTCTGAGTGTCTTTTATATCTTTTACAGTGTATGGATTCGATGAAGTCATACGATCCCAATCAAACACCATAACAGAAACGTCAAGGGCAGCACACGTTGTAGGCTCACTTCCCATTGTTTCAAAATCAAAGATTAAATCTTTCATGCTATAAAGGCCTCAAGTGTATTGTGTCGCTCAACGTATTCAGAACGTTGCTTGTGATTATATTGTATTATATAATCTGTATCTACCATTGTCAACTCATTATTAAGGTATTTTTTTACTTCTTCAGCCATGTCTCTGGCTGTTTGTACGGGTACGTTTTGACAGATGTGGTTCGCTGATTTCTTAGGGTCGAGAAGTTCAAAGTCCTCAGGCAATCCCATAATTGCCATAGCCTCGCGATAGTTGATATAACGATCTTCATCAGGATGAGTAAGCATGGTAGGATAATGACCAACGAAAGCGCCGATATAATCTTTAGGTATGATTGTACCTCGTCGCATAATGTTTCCACCCGACGCGAGTTTAGCATGCCGCCTGGTGCACTTTTCGACTTCTCGTTCATATCCACGCTCCTCCATCCATTCGCCGACCGTAGCGTAATCGTAACCCATACGTTCTATATATGAAAATACGTCTTGAGTTCGAACCTTTTGAGGTTCTACCATAGCAGAAAACTCACGATGAGTAATACCGCCATGAATATGTTCAAGTATATACTTGTAGTAAAGATCGTCCTTGCTAGGTGTCTTTTTGTTGATTGGTTCAGTTTGGAAATTCGATCTAACATTTCTGATAACATCTTCTATCTTTTTATGCTCTCTATTGTAAAAGGTTAATAGTGGAACTTTGTCATCTCGCCAAAAGAAATAGAAGGATCTTTCGCGAATCTGAGGAGCTCCATGCAGTAAAGACTTAGTTCGATAAACCGACATCGTGTAACCATTCTCTTTACCGATTTGCTTGAGTTCATTGCGAACCGTTTCACCGATTTTACCGGCAAAGCCTGGGGCATTCTCACCCCAAAATACTTTAGGCTTAACGTTTTCGAGAACATGGCGAGCGGTGATACCCATCCATTGGTTATTAGGATTGTCATCACCAAAGCCGTGAGATAGCTGAGATAGACCAGCACATGGACATACAGATGATACCACATCTACACTCTCAGTTGGTCTCTCGTGTCGATCTAAGACATAGTAAGGTGTACCACTATAGTAATTACGGGCATGTGCGTCATTAGCCTCGAAAGCTTCGTATGACATCATGTAGGTAGGTTTCTCGCCGAAAGCAAGTTCAGAACCAATTGTTTCACCACCAATAAGTGGAACAATGGATGCGTGTTTAATCATACAAAAAAATCCTCAAGGTCAGTTTCTGTTGTCATGCGTTCTGGAATGCTATCGAGTTTTTCGATACGTTCATCTACATATTTTTCAACAGTAAAATAATTTAGTAAGTTGCGAGAGATCTCAAACCGGTCTTCCATGGCGATGGCGACACTATCGTCTATAGCTTTATATATGTCATCTGCATCATTAAAATCTGCGACAAAGTGTTTGACATTCGCTCGAGTGAGATACTCAGAAGTAGCATGAGCCCAGATACCTAAGTGTTCAAGTTCACGTTGGAATACCACTGGGCAGACACCATAGATGCCTGCTTCGAAAGCAGTGTAACCAAAGCCTTCATGGAAGCAGGGTAGTATAATAGATTGCGAAGATTTTATTTGATCAAATAGTTCCTCATCGGAAAGATTCTCAGCGTAAGCATTAGCACTCTTTTGTAGCTTTGCAAAATACTTACCATTCTTATCTCGCCGTGGATCTTGTATCCCATAGTGTACAATCGTATTCGACGTATTCGAGTAGCCGTAAACCTTATGATGGAACTTAGAGGTTTCATAACGGCCAATAATGGCACTTCTAGTATCCAGTTTACGAATATCTTCATCAGTAATCTTCTCGTCAGTCCAAACAAAATGCTCGATAAATCCATCAAAAGCATCTTCACCTGCTAATGGAATATCTTCATAGTTAGCTTTCTTTGCTCGCTCATGAATGTCAGTCATACGTTGAACTGAGTAATTCGAGTTCGTAGCAATATAGACCATGTTACGATCAGACTTACGCATACGACGAATGACATCACTTGTTCCATAACACCACATCAAATCGATTACATCATGAATCACAAACATAATACGCTTGTTCTTAACGAGTTGATTGATGTTGGTAATCATAGAAACACTGTGACAATGAGCAATTACATAGTCAGCAGACTGTATTAGATCTTGGACCTTTGTAAGATATCCTTTGATGTAATAGCGAGAAACACGAGATGGATTCTTCCCTTCAACCACTGCACGTTCTTTAGATCCAAGCTCGTCAACGACATGGTGTGTATAACCATAATCGTCTTCGAGATGACCGCAATAGATGTAGTGAGTATCATAACCAAGTTTAGCGAATGCACGAGCATCCAGCTTAGAACTTTTTTGAAGACCAGACCTAACGATAGAACCTTTAAAGGTTTCAGTAAGATTGTCAATTACAACGACTTTTTTCATAGGGTATCCATTATATACTATAATCTATTTATTGTCAACTGAAAGTCCAATCTACTTCGGCTTCTTCAAACAGAGCTTGAGTCTTTTCAAACGAATCAATCCATCGCTGTGGAACATTCGACGCTGACATTACTACTCTATTTATGCCGACTTGA